CATATTGCGAAGATTCTGAGCCTGCATCTCCTGAGAGCGTTCTAGCTCACGAGGTATGTTTTCTGGGGTCTGTCCCATACGTTGAGTCATTTGTTGTTGTGCTAACTGACCCATTGGACCGCCACCAACTTGCCCCTGTTGCTGGAATTTACTAAAGCTATCTGGTAATTGAGGAACACTGGGATTCGGCATAAGACTACCAAGACCCATTAGTCCAGCACCCATACCTAGCTGACCCATATTGAAACCACCACCTTGTTTTCCACCACTAAACAAGTTACCCATCATACTTCCAGGACCATAACTACCAGGAGTTCCAGCACCAGTTCCCCTTGTACCTTGTCCAGCTGTAGTAGCTATTTTAGAACCAACTCCACCAAGGTCTTTATAGTGGTATCCATCTCTATAGTGGGTAGTATCCTCACCTAATAGATGCTCTAACTCGTGGTTTACGAGGTATTCATTGAGCCCAGGTACTTCAGAATAGCGTACATACGCTGTCCCAGTCTTGGGGTCAGCCACACCTAACGAAGTCTCTACATTCGGAATGGCTAGTTTATCGAACTCTTTGTTTTCTAAAATCTTAATATTGTATTTCATTCTAGCCTCCTTAAAATCTTGCCGTTACTTTTGTTTTTGGTTTTTGACGATTTGGGTCATTTTGTGGTTGTCTACCGCCATAAAAACCAGCCATAGATTCAGTAGGTGTAGTAGAAGCTCCGTATCTACCTTGAGCCTTACCTTGAGATGAAACAATTCCCTTGGGTTGAAACATGCCAAGTAAATCTGATGGTTTCTGCATGGCTTGACCGTATTGCTGTCCACCACCAGCCAGAGCACTTCCTCCAGCTTGACCTATGGTTCCACCAGCTTTACCAAGTATAGATTTCATACCAGCACCCATACCAGCTCCGGTTGTTGCACTTGTAGCTGCTCCTGTTCCCAAAGCTCCACCAAGGTTTCCTAATCCAGCACCGACTGCACCAGAACTTAATCCAGCACCCAATCCACCACCAGCTCCCACACCAGTACCAGCTAATGCAGCTGTACCAGCAGAACCCAACGCAGCCCCCGTTCCTGCTCCAGCTCCACTACCCCAACCAAGTGCACTTCCTATACCTGGTGCAAACAAAGTTCCAAGTAATCCCAACCCTACTGGAAGAAACCACTTCATAAAGCCCCCAGCATCTTTGTAATAATACCCATCTCTAAAATGGGTCTTATCCTCACCAAGTAAATGCTCAAGTTCATGACTCACCAGGTACTTATTCAAAGCTGGTACGCTGGTGTATCTGACATAAGCAGTCTTTTTCTTGGGGTCTGCTACTCCCAGAGACTCCCTAACATTGGGTATCGGCAGTTCATCAAAGTCCTTACTGCTTAGGATTTTTACCTGGTACTTCATCTTCTACCTCCTTGTAACGGGTTGATTTGAATACCACATATCTGTCACCCCTGGGCGATGGTCTGTGGTATTTCATCTTAACTACATTCGGAAATGTGGTCTGAATAGTTTCTTGTATGTCTCGTCTTGTTTCGTTTGTTAATGGTTTACCGTAAAACTTATCTATATAAATCGTGTCACCGTGAGGATTGTCCCCTACAGATGTCCACGAATCTGGTCTATAAAAGTCTTCAGCCAAATATCCAAGATAGAACGTCAGGACGGAACAGAGCTTGTCATCGTCATCTTCAACCGTAATAACCCGTCCACGGTCTATCATGTCGTCAAAGTATTCAATCATATTGTCGATTGAGTTGTCGTTTATCCTTTGATGATAGTGTTCAGATAAAAACATAACCAAATCATAACCTGTCATGTAGCCCTCGTTGTGGTCTCAAACCATCCTGTTTGTGCTACTATATAAACGTATGTTGCTAATCCACCAGAATCGGGCATTAAGAATACCGTCTCACCGTTGCGACCAGCCCAAGTTGGAGGAGTCTTTAAGGTCTGGAACCTATACTTACCATAATTTATTATGGTGGTAACTTGGTCCTTGAAACTGACTATCTCCTGGTCTTGACCCTTAAACTCGAAGTCGTCAAGTTTTCCTGGCTCAGACATTAGTTACCTCCGATACCCTGGTCCTGAATAAAAGGGTCTACTCTAATAAGTTTCCAAGGGTCTGCCGTGCTTGATGATGACATTAACTGATACTGGTAGACATTGAATGTATTCGGTATATCCACGCTCTTCTTAAGCGTGTTTACACTTGTGGTATCGGTCAAATTAAACGTATGCTTTAGGTCAAAGTAATTCTGAAAATTTGAAGCATCTGAAAAATATAACGAATTAGATGAATCTGGCTTAAAGTAGAAGTCTATCTTTTGACCCTTATGCACCTGCGAGGGTGTCTCTGAGTAGAAGAACGGACTTTCATAGACATCATTTATAGAAGTGCAGACATCCTTATTCGTGGTATCCATCATATGAATATGACCTGCACTATCTCCCGCAAGCCAATATATCCTGTTAGCTGATTCAGCTACGCACATTGATTGCCATGGCTGATTACTATAAGGGTAGAATGCACCGTTTCTAGGGTTAAAGTTTATTATATGAGTGCAGTTAGCCGAATCACCTATTGCTACCGTAAGTCTATAGACTTGATTCACTGGGTCATTAACTCCAGAACACAATACTAATCCCGAACCAGCATAGGTTATTTTATTTAAAGAAAAGTCACACTTATCATTATCATTCTCTATATTGTCTGAGACAATGCGGTCATCTTGACCGTCAAACAATCGTAAACGCCTATCCCACGATAAACCTATAATGACTTCACCAACATCCTTAATGTTAATAATAGAATAGGTGCGAGGCACAAATCCCCAATCTCTGACCTTTACATACGACCAATCTGGGCTGCCACCTACAAATGATACCCTAAATAGTCTATACTTTGTGGAGACATAGAGTGTCTTGTTGAGGGTAAATGCTCCAGTTATTTCGTCACCAGCAGAACTTGGGAAACTAAAATAATCTCCCCAGTCGCCCGTAAGCTGAGTAGTTTCATCCTCGTAGTAAAAACCTCTCTTATAGGTACTGGTATTAAGTAGGATAAGAAACCCCTGATGATTTATAGAGTATCTAGCTAAAGGAGCCGAGACCATACCAATGGCATAAGTACCTACCGAACCATTCCAATAAAGAGGAACATCATAAGCATCAGTGGTATTGATTAAGACATTCTTAGACCTTTCGAAATGTTGGTAAGTGGCAGTGCGGTCTGTAGCCACAGCTACGAATGTTTTACAAAGGTCGCTGGAAGCCATAACACCCGTGCCAGCCCCGACCATTACCCAACGGAGAGTAGTTGCGTCAAAGTCAAACATACCCATAGCACCATAACCCGCTGTAGAAGAAAACGTATTTCCCGAACCACCTGAACCCTTAGAGGTTTCACCAGTTGAAGTATATTCTTCAGTTGGTACGGGGAAATTACTTGTCCAACGTGCTGTTTTTGATATACGAAGCTCATCTATCCAACCATTAACAAAATATATTCCTGCACCAAAATCACCCGCATGTACAACCTTTGGGGAGGCGGATAGTCCAGTCGCATAGGTATCAGTATCTTCAGATGTGCCGTTAAGACATAAAGCCCAATCATTAGCACCACCACCCCAACCTCTTATTACTGAAAGATGATACCAAGTATCATTTGCCATAGTAGTAGTACCAATTAAACCAATTCCTACACCACCTCCGACTATAACATAAAAAATTGGGTTATGAGCAGCGTTTTTTCCAAGTTGGATTGTATTCTCTTCATCTATATAAAAAGTTACTACATTTTGCTGACCAGTGCGGTCATTAAACCTTACCCAACAATCTATCGTAAGCTCACCAGTTCCAAAGTCCCAATCAGGACTATCAGCAGCAGTAACATAATCTCCAGTACCATCAAATAAACCAGAACCAGTTCCGAATTTCTTCTGGGCGGTATCTATTTGTGCATCACCGTTAGCTGTGATAGTGCGAGCAGAAAAAGAGCTATCCGTAAAAGTTGTGGACTCATCTGCTCCGTTACAATGTAGCATTAACAGGGTATCAGTATCTATACCAGCCATATTAGTTCCTCAAATCCGCTTTGTTTTGACTATCTATATATTTAAGCCATATTCCCATTTCGTCAATTCCACCTTCCCATACGTGAAGTATAGAAGTCGAACCCGTGTCGTCTAGGGCCAGTTGAAGATTTCCAGTCTGTGTAGTGAGAAGAGGTAGAGATGCTGTTAAGACCCCCATAGCACCAGAACCTTCCTGTGCCCAAATTGTATCGGCAGACTTACCGCCCATAAAAAGATACCAACCGCCAGTATCCATATAAACTGTGCCCGCTGAAACAGACACATAGTCACCATATGCACCCGAAGTAGACACGCCAAATACCATACAATTATCTGAACCCCTCCAGAACATTTCCCATTCCATATCAGACTTGGCCCTGCATCCCTTTTGGGCTATAAGGGTATTACTACCATTCATGGTAAGGTTAGTGTTATTCATATAACACCAAAGAGACACAGAAAAGTCTGAGGCACCAATTACCAAATTAGCATTATGAGCCGCCGTGAGAAAACTTGAACCAGCATTATTAAAACATGCCGCTGAGCCAACCTTACCTAACATACTACTAACTGTTGTGCCCACAGCCGTAAAGTGGTTCTTTTCTACAATATCAGTTCTTGGGTTTTGGTCATTCTCATTTAGTTTCCAATAACCAATAAGGTCACCGATAAGTGTGTTGGCAGAATCTGGGGTAAAACCACTACCGCCTGATATGAGGGCTGTGGAATTTTGTCTCTTATATCCACCACGTTTAGACAAAGACCCATCAAAGTTAAAGTCCACGTTCATCACGTTTGGACTCTGTTCTTTGGCTATCTGAAAGAAGTCGCTGATAGTATTAAGACCACCAGTGAAATCCTCTTGTGCTAGGTCGCCAACTTTCTTAATCATATTAGTACCTATACCTATACTCTGTGCCGATAGAGTCTATGTCCTGTTGATAGTAGCGGGTCTTGAAAGACCGTTTGCCGTCAGACAGAACTTCAGCCATTTTCACATTGTAATAAAGACCCTTTTCGTCGTCGTTCTGGTCTAAGAATACTGTCTTACAGGCTCCCCACATTACTGAGGGTTGCAGTTTAAGCGGAAGGTCAAGAGCAGAAGTCATGGTAAAAGATGATGAGTTGGCAGCACTTGTTCCAAATGCCGTTCTAAGAGTCATGGTTGAGTCGTTAGTTATTGTGGCTACCTCATACCATTCGCTGTCAGCTCCAGTGCCGAAAGCATCTACTCTTACGAAGTCTCCTGTGTTCATGTGTGTGAAATATGTTGTGGCATCTGCTGCTGTTACTGCCGTACCATTAGCTCCTATACTCAACGTACCAGCTGTCTCTTCTCTTAAGGGTTTTGGTAGCTTAAAGTAATAATAGTAGTAAGACTTCTCATTCTTCGGGGGTAGAACAATCTCATACATTTGTGCACCAGCCGTGTTAGCTCCAGCAGCCTTCACGCCCACTGGATTGTCAGAGGTGGCAGTCGTTGAATCTTGTGTGTAGTCTTGGAACGGAAGTTCGGGTATGATAGTCTTTCCGCCACCCTGCATGTGAATAAGACCGCCATTCTTTGGAAAGCGGTCAAAGTCGTTAGATAAGGCGTATGTCTTCTGGTAGATACTGTATTGCTGACTATCCGCTTTTGTCGTTCCAGAATACGGGGGACTAATAGTAGCCCCAGTAGAGTCTGTGTATGTTATCGGGTATTCTAAGTTGTTTCCGAATACCTTAATAAAACGACCCGTAAAGTCTGCCGTTAAAGATGCATCAGACGAAAAGGATAACTGACTTGAGCCAGGTGCTATGCTGACTGTCCCAGACTTATACTCCGCAATAGTGGTAAGGGAGGAATTAACAAGATAGAATTGCCAATCTTCTTTAACTGGGATTTCACGCAGGTAAACATCCTGAACCACGCCCCTTAGCTTGGGACGGCTATTCAGAGTGTCGTCACGGGTAATCTCAGCTACTCTCTCCACTATTTCTGTGTAGGGTAAACTTCGTGTATTCTTGCTCATTCTCTCACCACCTTAAAATTTTATCCTAACTTTAAAACCCCACTTCATATTCTCATTAAAATCTACGTCCCAACCTTTTACTATCTTGAGACTCTTGCCTAGCTTTAAGCCCAATAGGGCTACCTTCCAGCTGAGAGGAGGTCCTAGCCGTTTTTTTTGAAAAACGCTGTGATTGCTTTAAGAGCATTGATAACAACAGCTACTATGTTATCGTCCCACTTCCATGGTGTAACAGCTGTAATCTTCTGCATAGCCAACATAAAAGCCTCAAATGCTATTATGACTCCAGCTATCTCTAACCAATTACTCTTTACCAGATTTATTATGTTCATTATTATGTCCACTTTGTTCCTCCTTTATTGTGTCCAAGAGTTCTTTTCTATAATCTTGGATGTGTTTTTCTATTAACTTTATATGTGAAATCAACTCTTCCATCTCCCCAAGGAAGGTTAAGAGCCTATGTACTGCTTTGTTAAATTTCTTGCCATTAACTTCCACTTAAAGCCCCTTTTATCAGCACACCTATCCAAGCACATGCACCGCCCACTATGGCTACAACAATAACTCTCCTAGACCACTTAGTAACTTCTATAGCACTAGCCATCCAGGGTCTATACTTGTCTGCCTCTTTTATATGAGTAGTCATACTCTTAAGCGTGCCGTTTATGTCACGCCTTAGAAACTTTATCTCTGTTAGTATCTTTTCCTGGTTTCCTATCAACTTGTGGTGTTCTTGACATACCTCCATTGTTTAACTCCTTAGCTATTCTACCCTTAATGCCACCGATTCTGCCCTGTGTTGGAATTACAAGTGTTCCCAAGATTTCCGCTTGCACCATCAGTTTCCCAAGCTCTGCATACAACTTCTCTAACATAAATCCTCCTAGTCTGATAAATCAATTACCGCCACCGCACCATTGGTTATTTCTATCCTGTAATAGTTACCGTCTGTTGTATCTTTAAGAATAACACCCTTCCACGCAAAAGGAGCGTCATCATCGTTCTTGCCTAAATAATAAGTATCGTCAGTAGCTGGAAACACATCATTGTTAAATCTATGAGCCGTTGTAGCCCCGTAATCCATATACCCGTCTCCGAGAGAGTCTATGTATTCGTTGTTGTCTACTTGAGTAAAGGCAAGTTTCCCCCTCAGCCTTACAAGGTCGTTATCAAACTCTCCGTAGATTAACGGATTTGCACCCCTAGCGTTATCTATCCAAAGCTGATTGTTGGCATTGGTAGCTATATCAAAGCCAGCACTATCTCCTATCAAGACGTTATATGACCCAGTAATTAAATTGTTACCAGCAGAACGACCTATGATAGTATTTTCCGTTGCTTCAACTTGGTTATACCATGCCCCAGTTTCGTCAGCTACCCAAGTAGCTGTGAAGTAAAAACTGTCTACATCAATAACAGTAACTGTTTCTTTTTTGTTATAATTTGCTGTGTCTACGATAGTTCTGCTATTTCCAGTTGATAGTCCGTGTCGTGGCCCTGAGTTGCCTTGACCGTTCCTGCAACCGTTCCACCATAATCCTCAAAAGAAGTGATTGCTCCATAAGTAGAGTTCATTAAGACAGCAGCAGAACCCCCTATGGCAATATTATTGCTACCGTATTTTAGAGTAGTCATCGCAGATGCACCAACGGCAAGATTATAACTTCCAGAGATTAGATTAAGGAGAGCTGTAGCACCAATGCCAAAGTTATAAGTTCCTTCTTTAAGATAATATAATGTATTACGACCAAAGGCTACGTTGTAATCTCCATCAACTAAATTATAAAGGCATCTTTGTCCAATCGCAACATTAGCAAGTCCAGTTTGTATGTCATACAGGGCTTGGTTACCGATAGCCATGTTCTCATTTCCTGATGTCAATGGTCTTAACGTGCCTACACCCACCCCGACATTCTTATATCCTGTTGTTACTCCTGCTGGTGGTGTTTGTCCTATAAAAATATTGTCTAAACCGTCATCTATTGCGAGAGTGGTTACGCCAGTAATGTTATCAGAATCATCTATTATGACAGCCGAATCCTGAACACCTTTAGCCCCGCCGTCTCCCCTTATGATAGAGTGGTTGGTCATAACTGCTGCCGCCGTTACATCACCGCCACCAGCTGTAGCATCATCTACATACTTCTTATTGGCTATGTCTACATCATCGATAGGTGCGGCATTAGTGGACAGTTGAGAACTATCCCCTAGTGTGGTGATACCAAATGTAGGTGTTCCAGTCGTGGTAACATCTTGGTTTATGTAAGTATGGCTAGCACCCGATTCTCCTATATGAGTATAAGCAGCGTCCCATTCTGTTTGCGTACAGTCAGCGGCTATAGCAACTCCGTCTAACGTACCTCCATTTATATCAGCAGTATCAGCTACAAGAGAATCTATATTAGCTATTCCGTTTATCCATAAGTCCTTAAACTCATGAGTCGTATCTCCCAAGTCTATATCGTTATCAGTAGTAGGTGCAAGTTTACCATCAGTCAAGTTAAACTGAGCAACATCACCTATCTCGAAGTTGAGAGTAGTAGTAGCCTCGACTGTAGTAAGGTCCAAGAGTTCTCCCCCTACCAAAGAAGCTGTGCCGTCCGTGAACGTGCCGTCTATCGTGATACCGTTAGCTGTAAGGGTGTAATTCCCCATTTCCCAGTTAGCGGTCATCGCACGGGTGGCGTCTGCTAGGATGTACTGTGTGTGGTCATCAGCGTCAAGATTGGCAAGTCCACTATGGTCTGTTGCACCAATAGCTGAAAAGGTCGTAGTCCAAGGATAGTAAACTTCTGCAAATGTCCCAGCTGACTTTTGGACGACTATCTTGGCTACTAGAAACCCAGTCTTATTTATGATGTCTGGTAGTGATGCTGGTGGTCCCGCTGCGATAGCTCCAGCAGCTGTATAATCTCCCTGTCCATAGACTACCATCATGTGACCATCGGTATCTTGATAGACCCAATGGATGCCATATCTTTGAGCAGTTAAAGCAGCAAGTCCAGTAGCAACATCATTGTAATTAACATCATCTATATTAAACGAACATACCCGACTAGGCGTGTTACCATCACCGTTTACCCAAGCAGGTGTTCCTAAGTTTCCATCGTAATACCAGTATCGCCATACATCATAGTGAATGTGACCATCTGCTACTGCATTGGGGATTGCGTCCTCTACGACTATTTCTGTGTTTGGGGTAACAAAGGTCGCAGTCTCTACGTGGTAACAACCATCATTTCCAGTTGAGCCATCTACCCCCATATGACCGCCATGTTCAAAGTCACTAGCGTGGTCACCCGATATGGTGAACTTCTTTGTCCCCTGATTTACTGCTGTGATAGCATAATAGTTACCAGAGTCATAACTACCCACCGAGAACTCTGTGATGCCGTTATATAATGTCCCCGCTGTCTTCACTATACCAAGTGCCTCTGTGCCTGACTCAGTACACACAAACCCTGATGCCCTTACTATACCGTCTACCTTTACCAGTCGCTTATGAGTCTTCCAAGCCATATCGGTAAAAGCGTGTCCGCCCTGGACTATATGTAAGTGGTCGGTTCCAGTTTCCTTGTAGACCGAACCTATGGAAAATATCGTAGAGTGATTGGGTTCGGTTTGTTGAGAGGCAAACGCTGGTATATCTGTTCCACCACCATCTAGGCTTATTACGATAGTATTCTTACCATCACCAGTTAAAGCCATACCTACTGTGGCAGCAATAGTAAACGATGCCATAGTTTCATCTGTAGTGGTCAGCTTAATAGCACCGCTTACTTCGGTTATATCTATAGTTCCATTAAGAGCAACATTCTCTGATACAATTCCACCTGTATAGTATAGACTTGAACTTACACCATCTATGAAAGTATGCAGGGTTGCTGGTGTTGCGTCTAGGGAAGGAAGTCCTACAAGGTCTGCACCCGCAGCACCCATTGTACCAGTGTCATTCAACCCCACCCCACCTATCTGAATATCTTCGTCAAAGTTGGGCTCTCCGTTGATTACTGTCTGCTGATTGGTCTGGTCAAGCCTTAGGTATCTACCATCTCCTGTGGAGAGAGTAAATCCACACCGTCTATATATTCTTCTGCTACTGTCCATATTCAGTTTGGGCTACCAAGTTATTTCCGTCAGAACTACAGAGATATACCTTGAAATTGCTTACTATATGGTCAAATCCGATTGTTTCGTCTAGGGCGAGGATGTTGCCTGAGCCCTGTAGGATGGTGCTTGCTCCGAGCCAAAGTTTGTCTGGTCCAAGGTTGGTTACCTCTATAGCTTGGTTGCCCGTCTCAATCTGTATAAGTTGAGCGGATGCACCTACGGCTATCAGCTTGGTTGTCTGAACGCTTCCAAGAGGTATGCTAGGTCTGTCTATTGTCATGAAGTACCCACTTTAGAGCTTTGATAAAGCTCTCGTATCGCCTACACCCATCTCCATCTTCTGTCTTCTGGGCTTGTAAGAGTTTGTGTTTGAAATTCTCAATTTGTCGCACAATCTCGTAGACTTCACGCCTGCGGTATAACTTCTTGAACTTCCACCAATATTTTAGTTCAGTCTTAAAACTCATTATTCCTCAATCATCATCAAACAATCAAATTCCTGGTCTGCATCAGCACCGCTTATTTCGACTGTGTATACTCCCCTTACGGGAATATGGTTGGTTATGTCTATAATAGGGGTTCTCTCGGCTGCATAATTCAAGACCTCCCTATTCTTAGCATCTGTTACGCTTGCACTAAATACAGTGCCGTCAGTAGCAGCCTTGATGTATACCATACGGCAGACACCGCCTATGAGAGTCACGGTATTAAAGCTTGCTGTACCGCTTGCTGTCTCTACTGTTCTTTCTACTGGGTGTATACGCATTAGTTTTTTTCGTCTGAAATAAGCTTAACGCTATCTAAGGTTATTGTATTATTGGTTGTAGCAGTAACGATTACTTTCATCCACGGAACTAAAGGAGCATCAAACTTATATATCCTACCAGTCTGGCTAGAATCTATACTGACAATAGATGTGAGTAAAGCATTAGCGGTATCAGCATAGTTCACATAACTTCCATCCTTCTCTGTTGAAACAGAAAAAGACACATCCATGTTTGAATAAGTCCCAGTTGTAGCTCCAGCGATATTGACTTGGACAGCTGCTTCTTTTGCTCTCCCAATCGGTATAGCATCCGATGTTGCGATACCCGATGAAGTAATCGAGCATCCAGTTATTGCATTGTACATTCCTAATATTCTTGCCATTTCTTCCTCCTTTAAAATATGTCTGTCTTTGTTCTATGAGAGCGACTGGTCTCGAGCCAGAGACTACCCCCACTATTGTATATAAAAGTTATAAGAGAGCCCGAGTCCATAACGAAACTATCGCCTCCCCTAGTAGCTATTCCATTTGAGTTCTCGATAATGATGCTATTAGAAACACACTCTAGTGTGAGAAATTGCGATTGTTGACCTGCTGTTATTTGGGGGTCGACACTTATATCTACGGTAACGCCAGAACCAGCAACCTGCATCCAATTAGTTGACTGGACGTTTGGTATACCGTCTGTCATAATCAAATACACTTTCATTAAATTAGCAACTGGTGTGGTGGTCTCACCGTAAATACTCTGGTAAGAGGCATTGGCATCACCTTTGCTGACATCCCCTTCACCGCCCAAAGGTTGTTTGGACGGTGGGGGAACATCATACTCTTCTGGAAAAATGCTCACACCACTCTGCCTAATGAGATTTATTTTCTTCCCATCAAAACCAGAACGACCTGATGTGGCTTTCTGCCAAGGTGAAGGTTTCATTATATCATTAATGTCCAGTAACTACTTTGGGTTCTTACTAGCTTGACTCCACCAATTACATCGTCAAGAGTAAAAGCGTTTGTACCAGCAATCATGATATTCCCAACTGTATTCATGATATTGATTTCTATACCGCCAGAATTCTGGACAAGCAGAACTTCTTGATAGAGAGTTCCACCATTAACGGTTGAATAGGTAAAAGGTTTACCTCCAGAACCGCCAGTAAGTATCAACACCTTAGTAGCTGTGTCCACTGTCAAAGTAGAACCGCCACCAGCTGCCACGCTAGTTTCGTAGTTGTTCACAGAACGAGCTATTTCATTCCATACACCCTTGTTCTTTATCAGAGTGACATTGTTGCCGTCACCGTGTATGGGCTGACCCTCTTCTAATGAAACATACGTTCCATCTAATACGGTAGACAAATCGTCTAACATATTAACAACAATAACTTGACCCTCTTCACCGTTATTGAAGTTAGAGATGTCAGTTGCTGAAGCGTTGTCAATCTGAACGAAAGAACTGATTCTCACATCTGGTGCGGTCTCCGCACTTGATATAAGACTGTCTGTCCCCGCCTTGAAATTATTGTATCTACCAAATGCAAAAGCATTCGGAAATCTTGTTGCAGCCATTGTATTACTCCTTTACTCCCACAAGGGAGAGTGGCTTTTACACCACTCCCCCAGCGTGAATACGCTAACGTGAGTTTATGTTACGCACCTGCACTATGATAGAGATTCCTTGCAGAACCTGTCTCAATAGAGAATCTGAAGGTGGTCTTAAACTTAGCATCACCTGTCTCGAAGTCACCGTCTTTGGCGAAGTTTACATTCCTTCTCAAGAAGGCAATGGGTCCTACGCTGTTATTCGGTGGGTCTGCGATAAGAGTGAAACCATCGGTGTCCGTGTAATACGGGGTCACCATAAGCTGAAGATTTCTTTCCTTCAGGGTGTTTACTGCGTTATTTGCTGACTCAGGGTCATAACCAGAGTTCAGTAATTCTTTAGCCTTCCAAGCGTTGTTCGGATGAACAAGAATCTTGGCAGCCTTTAGAATCTGGCGTTTACCTGTGTCGTCCTTCTGGGTCTCGAAGTTGTCGATGGCTGTCTGCAATGAAGAAGCAGAAAGGTCGGCAGCAGGAGAAAGAAGGTTTGACCACGT